GGAGAAATTATGGTAGATAGTAGATTTAAAGTGGAACAATTAAACACTCCACAACAACCACAAGAAAACCCAAATCTTATATCAAAAAAGAGTATGGGTGCTTATGCTAGAACGGCAACTAAATCAAATAGAGCAACGTATCACGAAATATTAACAAGAGTTAATAATGCAAAAGATAAACCTAAAAAGTTAAAGATATTACAAGATTATGATAGTGAACCATTAAGAATGTTAATGAAGGGTGCATTTGATCCTAAAATACAATGGGATTTACCAAATGGAACACCACCATACAAAGCAAATGAGGCACCTTTAGGGACACAACATACTTGGTTAGCAGACGAGTCAACAAAACTATGGCACTTTTTAGTGGGTGGTAATCCAGGATTATCTAAAACAAGAAAAGAAACTATGTTCATTCAAGTATTAGAAAATTTATCAAAAGAAGAGGCACTTTTACTAATAAACATCAAAGATAAGAAGTTAAACAAAGTATATAAGGGTTTAACTGCTAATTTAGTAAAAGATGCGTTTGGTTGGAATGATGAATTTATGAGAAAAGATGCTTAATTAATTTTTTCCTTGACTTTTCTGTCGAATATGGTATTATAATAGTATACTGATTCGAAATGATAATGAAAGGAAAAAATATGACAAACATTCAAAAACAATTAGACACTGGTATTAATAACCTTATTAATCACTGTATTAAAGACTATGAGAGATGGTCAACACGAAACGGTACTGAGAAACTTAGTAACTATGGTTCTAGACAAATCGAAAGAGGTCTTGGTATGCACGTCAAAAAAGGTTCAAAATACATAAAAGTTATAAGTGACTTGGGTAACGGTCAGCAATCTGTTTGGGGTTTTATCGTTGCTAGTGAGAATGATAAGAAGTTTCAAGTAGGTGATATACTTATGGCGGCAGGTTGGAGAGGTCCAGCAAGAAATAAAGCAAGAGGAAACGTCTTGTCTGGTAACTTTGGTAGTTCTTGGACTGGTCCTAATTATCTTTAATTAGGACTTTTTACTTGACTTTTTCGTCAGATATGGTATTATAATAGTATAATGATTCGAAAGGAAAAAATATGACAAACAATAATATAAATGTAGATGAAGTAGTAGAAACTATTGCTAGAATGAATGCTGACGAAAGAAGAAAATTCGTGCAGACTATGGTGATAAAATGGACAGAAATGTCAACACAAATATCAAATACAATAGAACAAGAACTATATCACCAAAAACATTATGGATAAATTATGAACAACATTCAAAAAATATTATTAGTGTGTGGTATGATTTTAATTGGTTATCTTACTGTAAAATCCTCACACTCACAAGAAATTGATGCATCTAAAAGTTTAGAGTTAGAACTTGAACGAATGGCACACCAATACTCTATTGAAGTCATTAGTATAATGCAACAATATCTGCCAGCAATATTAGACAAAATTGCTACAGATTTAAGATTAGAGGCAGACAAGAAGTATAAGTGTAAATTACTTGAAGACACGAAGATTGAAGACGATTGTTAACTATATTATGAAAGGACTATTATGTCAAAAGAAATTGATCATTACTTAAAATCATTAATAAAAGATGTACCCGATAAGTTAGACCGTTTTTATACATCAGAAGAGAAGACAATGGTGTATTATGTGGGTAACTTTGCAGAAGATGTACTAAATAACTTTACAGAAAAGCAGTCAGAAAAGTTATTTAAGAAGATTCGTGGTTATCACGATAATTACATTTTTCTACAACGTAAGTTAGAAAAAGACTTAGACGGATACGAGTACATTGTCACAAAAAAGTAAAACCTCGTGGAAGAATAGATTACTACTGCTATTGCATACCAGCATAGTGGTAGTAGTCGCATACGGTGTTGGTACATTTATGCCTAATGATTATGCTTATAAGAAGATATCAAACAAAATAGAAGAATTTTATACGGGTTGGGCATTAGGTATAGGTTTGCACGAACCTAGTTTTGAATATTCAAATGATGCTACGTTTGTAAGAGCAATGTATAAATGTATTGATTTTGTTAATTTTACCACACCTAAAGAACAACGTATACCATACGAGATGATTACAGGTATGGCATCATTAGAAACTGGTTATGGTACAAGTAGGTTTGCAAATGAGGCAAACAATCTCTTTGGTATCAGAACTTATAATAAAAATATACCACACGTTCTTATTGAGTCTAAAAAAGAATGGTCTGGTTGGGGTGTAAGAAAGTTTGAAACCAAGTGTAAATCAGTTGAGTATCTTGTTAAATTACTAAATAGTCATTATGCTTATAAAGACTTTAGAAATAAAAGACAAAGAATGCTTGACAAAGAGCAAAACCTGGAGACAGAAGAACTGTTAAGAACATTAACAGGAGTATTTCACACCACACCCGATTACACAGACAGAGTATTAAGACAAATCCCTAGAATACGGAAATATATGCAATGATATTCACACTACTAACATTCTTTTCAGCAATATCCATATCAATTATCGCCGCTGGTTATAGCATTATGGGTCTTGCTACGTTATTTTCTGGTGCAGTTGTACCAATTATAGCAATGGGTACTGCGTTAGAGATAGGTAAACTAGTAAGTGCAAGTTGGTTGTATCAGAACTGGAAGAATAGTAACGTATCCTTCTTGTTAAAGACCTATCTATTTACTGCTATTGTTGTATTGGTATTCATAACATCAATGGGTATCTTTGGTTTTTTATCAAAAGCACATTTAGATCAAGTCAAACCCACATCAAATAATGAAATACAAATAGAATTACTAGACAGTAAGATAAAGACACAAGAAAAAAGAATAGATAGGGCACAAAATACTTTAGATCAATTAGATAAAGCACTTGATGTTTATATAGAAAAAGAATTTGTAACTAGAGGTCTAAAAGAAAGAAAGAAACAAGAACCTGAAAGACTAGCATTGAATGAAGAAATTACAGATGCATCTACTATATTAGGTGATCTAATGCTAGAAAAGAATACAATAAAGATAGAGCAAGACAAGATAGAGGCAGAAGTAGGACCATTAAAATATGTTGCAGAACTAATATATGGTGATAGTGCTGAAGATTACTTTGACTCAGCAGTTAGAATAGTAATTATTATATTGGTGTTTGTTTTTGATCCATTAGCAGTATTATTATTGATTGCCGCCAATATATCTTTAGCAGAAAGAAAGCAGAAAAAAGAGTTGACAAAAGTAAATGAAAAGGTTATACTAGAAGAGAAGTTGGAAAAGATATCTCATTCAGAAAAATTGAAAGATAAAAAATTGAGAGAGTTAAGAAAAAAAGAAAGAGATTATAAAAAGTTTGTACAAAAGTTAGGTGCAAAAGAACTTTCAGATTTAGATGCTGATGAGATTAAAGTAAAGTTAGATCAGATTATGGATTGGAATGAACAATCAGAAAAAGAACCACAAGACATATCTGATCAGTTTAAACCTAAAAAATATTTGGAGGTCGATAATGACAGATTTAATAGAAAAAAGAATAAGTAGAGCAGAAAAGGCAAAGTCTAGATGTTTAGACAAAGATATGATAAACTTCTGGAACAGAGTGATTGCATATTTTGAAAATAAACTAGAGAGGACTATTCATTAATGAATGTATTTTATCTTGATAAATGTCCAGTGAAGTCAGCAGAAATGTCCTGCGACAAACACGTTGTTAAAATGATACTAGAGTCAGCACAATTATTATGCACAGTGCATAGAGTATCTGACGGTGTTGAATATTATGATAAGACTGCCAATGGTAGAAAGATAAAAAGATGGAAACACCCTAACTCTAATTTAGAAACTTTGCTATATAAAGCAGGTTGGTTAAATCACCCTAGCACACAATGGTTATTTGAAAGTCCATTTAACTATATGTGGTTATATGAGCATATGATGGCATTAAATGAAGAATATAAGAAAAGATACAATCATACTAATGACCACGTTACAATACAAAAGTTGGGTGAAGTTCTCAAGTCAGTTCCGTCAAACTTTAAAAATGAAAATGCTATGGAAACTGAACCTAAACCAGCAATGCCTGATTATTGTAAAATAAAAGGTGATGCAGTTGCATCATATAGAAAGTATTATATTATGGAAAAAAGAAGATTTGCAACTTGGAAATCACCTGCTAAAACACCCGATTGGTATTTAGATGGTATTAATAACTTAAAGGAGAAAGAATGTCAAAGTCAATGAGAAACGAAATGATAGATGCAATCAGAATGAATTGTGAGGGTAATCTACAAACACATAAAACTAATATTGAATTGTATTTAAATAAATCAATAGGTATTGGTGAACACAGTGATATCATACAAACTGTTATCAAAGAATTAGAGCAAGTGGCAAAGTATGAAGAACTAATACAAACTTTAAATAAGCACTTTAGTAAGGAAACAACACACGAATTATATGAAAATAAGTGAGATACCAGGTTTAGGTCGATTTGGGATTTACGTTGACGATCTAAAAGTAGAAGATTTAAATAATGATAGATGGTTATTATTAGGTGAAGAACATCTAAAAAGTTTAGTGACCATAATTCGTGATGTAAAATTTAAAGATGCAGGTGAATATAAAAAGTGGATGAAGAAATGGGGTGATCCACTTTATTTACCTATGTTAGCAC